GGTGATGAACCGGGAAGTGAGTTTCGTTCCATTCCTCGAGGAACGAGTTCGGGTTATCCATATAATTGTATAGCCCGACCTTCAAATAAGACATATTTCTTTGGGTCTTCTGAAGAATTTGATTTGAACACACCTGAAGCTAAGGCTTTGAAAGATAAAGTCTTGTGGTGTATTGATCAAATGAGAAAAGGTATCAGGTGCAACCATATTTTTACGGACTCGCTTAAAGATGAGCGAAGAAGTTTGAAGAAAGTTGCAGAGGGTAAGACTCGTATGTTTTCGGGAACTCCAATTGTGTATTATATTTTGATCCGTATGTATTTTGGAGCTTTTACGAAGTGGATTATTAAAAATAGGATTAAAAATGGTGTTGCTATTGGAGTTAATGAGTATAGTTCTGAGTGGGAACTTGCCGCGCGCTTGCTGAATATGCGCGGCAATGGTCCTAATAAAGGCGCTGGTGATTTTGAAGGTTTGGATAAACGCGAAATTCCGTCGTGTCACATCGCTCTTGGTGAAGGAGTTAATAAGTGGTATGGTGGTACCTCTGAGGATAATAAGATTAGAGATATATTGTTGATAGATCTCTACTCCTCTGTTCATATAAATCGGGGTATTCTTATGGAATGGTGTGGAGCCATGCCAAGTGGACATGGATTGACTGCTTGCTTCAATTCACTTAATGTACATTTGTACATGAGGTTGTGTTGGAAGTGGTTGATTAGTGATAAACATCATGGTTCGCATAATTTTAATAAGAATGTCTATCTCCTTGTTCTTGGAGATGATAATGTGTGGAGCGTTAATCCTAAATATGTTTCTGTCTTCAATGAATTAACGGTGTCTCAGGCTATGGTCAAGCTTGGGCAGGTCTATACCGCTGCAGATAAAGAAAGTGAATTGACCGATGAACTTCATTATCTTTCTGAAGTTACTTTCTTAAAAAGGAAATGGCGATATGAACCAAGGGCAGGTAGACATGTTGCTCCATTAGCTCTTGATACAGTATTAGACATTGTTAATTGGGTTAAGAAAGGAGGAAACCACTTTGGGGACACTGAAACAAATGTTGATGTAGTTCTCCATGAGTTAACTCTTCATGGACCTAAAGTTTTTGATCTTTGGGTTTCGAAAATTGTTGCCGCGATCAAATCTGTTCCTGGATTGAGATTGCCTAATTCTACCTCGTATACTTTCTTGTTCCAGGAAGTGTTGAAGCGAGATGGTCCTTTTTGGGAAACCAGATTGGAGAACACTGACCTAGTTCCTCTAGGTTATGAAGAAGCACTGCCATCTCTGATTTACGACGTTGACGGGGGAAATTCTCCGGTTATACAACCCGAAAGCGGACGCTTTGATGGCAAAGAGGCTGACCTATTTAGGTTTACTTCCAGGATGGCCTTTGGTGGGCAGCCCCCCCTATATCCAGGAACCCGGAGAGCGACAAAAGGTCTTGCTCAGCCTCAGTCGTTTACACGAGCAGCTACAAATAATAATGTTATTGATAAACCAGGTCAAGAGTCGGATGGTCTCTTTACTCAGGTTCAGACCACTGAAGGTCAGTCAGGTGCCGATTCAGGTACCACTCAATCATCCAATGATGCTGGAGTTGTAGTGTCGAAAATGAATTACACTCCTATATCTCGCGAGTTGTTAAATTCTGCGAGAACAAATGTTACGAACGAGATTCGTGATTTCCTGAAGAAACCAATTCTTGTTACTTCTGGCACATTGGCAACTACTGATGTTGCCAATACTACTAGGAAATTTAGTTATATGGTTCCGAGCGGCTTAGTTAATGTTGCTGGTTCTATATGGGCTAATAAGGTTGCAGGTACCCTCGCTTTCAGAGGTGAATTGCATCTTACTCTACAAGTAAATGGTAATCGTTTCCAGCAAGGTAGATATATACTTGCTTGGACTCCAACAGGTGGTGGCTTGTATACACAGGCTTACCGTAATGCCCATAGTGCTACCTTAACTCAGGTTACTCAATTACCACATGTAGAAATTGATGTTAATTGTGATACTGAATGTACTTTGGTGGTACCTATGATTAATGCACAAGGTTGGAGTATTGTAAATACAACAGGAACTTACGGAGATGTAGGTGAGGTGTTTTTGACACCTTACTCACCTCTCGTTGCACCAGCTGGTTCTAACGTGGCAAATTACTCATTGTTTGCTCACTATGAGAATGTCGAAATTGCCATGCCAACGGTTCCTCAGTCAGGAAGAGCTAAAGTTAGAGTTAAGCGGAGAGTCCGCACTGTCGAAGAAGATGAACAACAATCATCAGGGATTGGACCATTGGAATCCCTAGCTTCGAAAGTGAGTTCGGCCGGCGCTAAACTCGCTGGTGTTCCAATGCTCGCTTCGGTTGCGGGCCCCGTGTCCTGGGCTGCTGATTTAGCAGCCAACGTGGCTTCAGCTTTTGGCTGGTCACGTCCACGCAATGAAGCTCCTGCGATATTGATGTCAAAACAGATCATGTATCGTATGCAGAATGTTGACGCTGCTGACAACAGTGTTAAGATGGGATATTCCGATAAGAATGTGCTAGAGAATGTCCCAGACTTTGCAGGATCTGGAGTAGATGAGATGTCACTGAATTATGTAGGTGGAATTTCCGCCTTTTATAATTCAGTTGCGTGGACAAGTGCTCAGGCAGTTGGAGCAGTTTTAGTTAACGAGCAAGTTTCACCACGTCTTTATTACCGAAATACGTCACAAGCAACTAGAACTGTCTCACATCTGACGCCACTTGCTTTTATTGGCTCCTTCTTTTCGATGTGGAGGGGGTCAATCCGTATTACCATTAAATTGGTGAAGACGGAGTTCCATTCGGGAAGGTTGTTAGTCGCTTTTCAACCTGGTACTGATAAAAATCCATTGCCTGCTTTTAGTATGCAAAATAGTGTTTTCCTCCATCGAACGATAGTTGATGTGAGGATGGGGAATGAATTTACAATAGATATTCCCTATATGGCTTTTTCTCAGTATAAATCCACTTATGGTCCTGATATGTTTATAGGCAATATGATTGTAGCGGTGTTAAATCCGTTAGTTGCGCCTGCCAACGTGTCTTCGACTGTTACGCTGCTTTTTGAAGCTAGTGCAGGAGATGATATGGAGTGGGCTATGCCTTGTCAACCATCAGGTCAACCAGTTCTTCAGTGGACACCCCAAGTGGGAAGAAGTGATTGCGAGATAGTCGCAACAAACATCGGTGGAGCCTCAGATACAGAAAAGGACATGTCGTCGCGTGCCTGTATTGGGGAAAGAGTGGTATCTTTCCGTAGCTTGTTAAAGCGCTTTTGTGTTATTCAGACGAATACTATAACTCAAGCGCCTATAACTGACAGGTATTTTAATTTTGTTCCTTCAAGTATATCAGTCTCCCAACTCGATTCTGCCCCCGCACTCGTAAATAACACGTACTGGCCAGATACGTTTGATCGTGTCGCTTCGTGTTATTGTTTCTTCCGAGGTTCAATGCGGTGGAAGTTCTTCAATCGAGATAAGAGTAATGACTCTCACATGTTAGCTTGGACCGTTCCTCGCGAAACAGGGAATTTTCCCTGGGGCGTGGAAAAGGTTTCTACTGGTTCGGGCATATCTGGTTCTGTTTATGTTTATTCCACGAACAGGACAGTGGCAGCCTTTCGAGGTGATGCTACAGGTGGAGCGGAATTGGACTTTCCATTCTATTCTCAATTCCCAGTCCAATGTGTTTCTGACACACTTACTACTGGCGCAACAGTTAGCGCCACCAATCCCGTGCAAATGCAGACGAACGGGGTTGGAATTCCTAGACAGTTCGCTGCTGTCCAGGTTTTAGACACTTCAGCGACCCCCCAGCAGTGGCCTTTAATACTGCGTGCGATGGGGGAGGATGCATCCCTGGGCATGTTTGTTAGTACGTTACCGCACATCTCGTACGACTACAATGTCTTTGGTTAGACTGTGTTGCGTCCAGCAAGTTTTACCTATGGAGAAATGGGGTTTCTTGTATTTAGTTATTAGGGAATGTTCTTCCCTTTAACCGGCAACCGAGATGGTTTTCCTCGGATAGACAGACGCCGGGTCATGTTGGGCTTCGCCGCCCAAGCAAGATCTTTCTTTG